GTTTCCAACATAATCATGTTTGTCTGACATCTCTTCATACTCTGCAAAAGCTTTGTACTCTATGTCCGGCATACCAACTGTATCAAGTAACAAACTATAAGCATGTTGATGTATTGATTCCATGTTAGCAAAAGAACTCATCATCATTCTTGCTTCTGGCTTTTTAAATATAGGCATATACTTATCTATATATCCTGATGCTACATCTACATCTGATTGAGTAAACAATCTAAATATTTGTGTAAGTAAATTCTTTTCTACTGGTGTTAGTTCCTGCCAATCTTTAACATCTGTATGCATAGGTACAGATTCAGGCATCCAATGCATTTGATTTTGTAGTACGTAGTAATCGAACATCCATGGATATTCAAAAGGTTTATAATAATCTCTAGTCTTGAGTAAACTCACGAAAGTTCTCCTGTAATATAGTTAATAATTCTGATGCTTCAGCATAATCTTTTAATAATTTATCTATTGTTTCAATAAATTTAGGGTGGTCAGCCACACCTACTTGATACTCTAATAGAACATCTAAGTTTGCTTTAGCTACTTGTTTGTCTGCTTCATATTTTAATTCCAAAGCACGGAATAAATTTTTTCTTATATCCATATGTTATCCTTTTTCTTTTGGTAAATATACTATTACAAATGAATTACATGTAGGGCAACTTAAATTAGTTTCCATTGTATACTCTTCATTTTCCTCTTCAATATCGTGGTCTCCGCCCCATATTAATTTTTCTCCACAATGCCAACAGTTCATATTATCCTTCACAGGCTATACATTCCACATCGTCTAACCGTATTCGTGGAATTTTTGTGTTTACATTTTCTACGTTTCTAGCTGCATTAGTTCTAAAGTAATACAAAGATTTTAATTTATTCATACCATACCAATGAACATCATTTACATACTGCATGTATTCATCGTGTACTTCTTGAGGCTCTGTACTTTTAGGAATAGTAAAAAATAAATTTACAGACTGTGCTTGACATACAAACTCTTGTCTTTTTGCAGCATGTTCAACAATCCAAATTTGATTTATTTCGTTTGCTGTTTTAAATATTTCTTTTTCTTTATCAGTAAGTATATCTAAGTGTTGAACCGAACCTTCGTTTGCTGATATATCTTTCCAAACTTTGTCTAACTCTTTTGTTTTTAAACCTTTAGCTTTAAAAACTTTTTCAAGGTACTTGTTTTTAACTTGATAAGAACCGGATAAGGTTTTGTGAGTATAGCAATTAGCCCTATAAGGCTCAATACTAGGGGAAGTACCACTACATATAATCCCACTACTAGCATTAGGAGCAATAGCCATAAGGTTAGCGTTACGCTTCCCCGACCCATGGATATCAGGAGCTTCCCCACGTTCAATAGCCAACTCTTTAGTAGCATCATTAGCTTTTGATTTGATATAAAGAAATGCTTTATAATTAAAACCAGTTGCAAATATCCCTTCAAAAGGTATGTTCCTAGATTGGAGATAAGCATGGAACCCCATCGCACCCAGCCCCAAGCTTCTCTCTCTATATGCCGAATACGCAGACTTAGTATATCCTTCTTGACCTTCTCTAACATATTTTTGGAATCTTTTAAAATTTGCACTATACTCTCCTAACTGTGTTGTGTCTATTGCATTGTCAATATAATGTTGTAGTACATTATCAAGCATAGTTATTAAATCTGATATAAAGTTATCATTTTTAGACCACTTATCAAAGTGTTCAAGATTAACACTAGACAAACAACATACTGCTGTACGTTCTTCATCTGTTGGTAACGTAATCTCTGAACATAAATTACTCTGGCGTATTTTAAGACCCAAATCTTTTTGTGATTTAGACAAAGATTCATTACATGTATCTATGTTTATCATGTAAGGCTCTCCTGTCTCTGCCCTAGCATGTATAATTTGCCACCATAAATCTCTAGCGTTTACTATTTTAACAGCTTCGTTAGTCTTAGGGTCAATTAGTCTCCAGTCTTCATCAAGCTCTATAGCTTTAAGAAAAGCATTAGTAATATTTATACCGTTATGAAGATTAAGATTCTTTCTGTTTATATCTCCACCGGATTCTTTACGCATGTTTATAAACTCTTCTATCTCTGGATGGCTTATGTCCATGTAAGCAGCATAACTTCCTCTTCTTGTAGTGCCTTGATTAAAGGCTAACATTTGAGAATCTACTACATGCATGAAAGGAATTGAGCCAGTAGAACGACTGCCATGAGCAGTAGATATACCGTTACTCCTAATGTCTCCCCAATATCCACCGATACCTCCACCAGAACTTGCAAGCCATATATTTTCATCATAATGAGCTGATAAACCAGTCCTGCTATCAGGAACATAATTAAGAAAACAACTGATAGGTAGCCCACGAGTTGTTCCCCCGTTACTAAGTATAGGAGTGCTAAACATGAACCACCTGTTGGAACTGTAGTCATAAAGTCTTTGAGCCAATTCATAATCTGTTTCTCCTTTAAATGTTGCTCCAAATATTGAAGCTCTTGCAAAAGCTTCTTGAGCATGGGTTTCTTTATCCCAAAAATACCTATCCTTTAATGTATCAATACTAAATTTATCAAATTGTTTTTCTCTATCATAATCTATAACAATACCTAAATAAGGTTTCTTTCCTACTTTATCTTCAATCATTCTTCTTCCTGTAAATGTAATGTTATTATAGCATAGTGTATTATCTTTAACAGTTCTGCTTTCTTGTTATCTTTCTTCCCATATCTCATAGCATACTTCATTATGTTTCCAACACAAAAACTTTCTCCGTGTCCGGCATCTATAATCATATCAGTTGCTTGATACTTACCATTACCATAATGAGCATCATAAGTTTTATCTATGTAAGTTTTTATTTCTGTTAAAGTTTTATCCTCGCTAAACTTATATGTCATCTCCAGTCCTTCGGTAATGTCTCTTCACTATACCATGTAAAATTATTTGTTTCTGCCCATTCAGCGTGAGTTCTTTTAGTTCCGTCTTTTCTTCGTTTAGCTTGTGGCATAGGAGCAAAAGGACTTAAAAATAAAAACACTAGCTCTTGATTTTTTTTTAAAGCTTTGCGTACCCATACATATTTATTATACTCTTGATAGTCCCAGAACCTACCTTTTGCCTCTAACAAATATTCTTTGTCCTTTATTATTTTAACAAAGTCAGGCTCATACTTGTGTTCAACAATATAAGGAATTTTATTTGTATGGTGTTCCCATTCTTTTAGAATAGTAGTATGTAACGTGTGTTCCCATTTAGAATCATAGCCTTTAGGTACATTTTTTTCTACTGGTCTTACCTTTCTAGGTATTCTTTTAGGCATTTTATTGTATATCTTTTAATCTTAAATCATTTATATCTTTATTTTTAAAATTTTTAATTTTTTTAATAAACCATTTATAACTCCAAACACTTAATAGTAAAGTTCTATTAGCATATATATGTGTATCCGGAGGTATATATTTTAAAATATTCTTAGTAGTTATATTATTATTTTTCATTTCGTCTTCAGGGACGTGCTGTGCTAACCACTCTATTAATATTTCTTTTGCTTTGAGTCTTATTTGTTTAGACTTTCTTTGATTCATAATTTTTTACAAGCTTCCAATAATTTAAAATACTATTAAACATTTCTCTGTGTTTGTTTTGAGATTCTTTATCCCATATATGACAAGCTATTAGTTCGGTGTCTTCTCTATCAACAAAGATTGATACTCTTTCAACATCATCAAAACCACATCCTTGTGCATAAGCAGACAACTGCATACCGTGTTCATCGTATACTAACTTAGCTGGGTCTTTACCTTCTAAGTTGTCTTTAGTTTTAAAGTCAACAAAGATACCAGACTTAGAATATAAATCTATCTTTCCTCCATAGCCTAAATCAGCACAGAAAGAATCTTCTGCTATCCATTCTTCATCAGGAAAGTTTTCATCTAGCCAAGCTTTAATAATCTCATAAGTTTTACTAGTGCCTTCACCTAGAAAACCACGTTCAATCATTGCATGAATTTTAGTACCTTTTTTAGCAGCCTCTTGCCCTATTCTTTTAGAGTCTTGTTTACATCTATATGCAAATTCTCCTATAGATTCTGAAGGTTCTTTTTTTAAAGTCAAAGCAGAGTTAAGTGCTTGATTTATTTTCCAATTCTCTAGTGAAGGTTTTGCTATCATACCAAGAACAGTAGTAACAGAAGGTACTAGATTATCTTTCTTAGCATCTCTAAGAGTAGTGTTTCTTTCTTTACCGTTAGCACCAATGATTGTGTACATTGGGTCTCCCTCTTGGGTATACCAATGACCAGATTCGGCTGTTTTTTTCTTTGCAGACAGTTTATTATATACTTCCTGAGTAGATGTGTCAAGTGTTTCTTTATTTTTTTTCATCTTCAATATCCTTAAATGCTTTAATAACATCTGAAGAAAACAATTTTTGTAGATTAACTAAGAACATTCTACTAGCGTTATGGTCTCCACCACATACAGTTTTAAAACTATCAAGCTCATCAACTATAGTTTTAAGAACATCTGTTTTAAATACAAGAGTACAGAACTCGTTATCCCCTACGCATAAGTTATGAAACCAATAATCTGATTCCGTTGCTCTAATCCCTGAGGGTTTACTCCAAGACTCATACTCTATACATATGTTTCCTGTCTTCATCCACATGCCCTTCTCTGACTTAACTTCTATCTTCTTACCTGTTAACATGTCTTTTATTTTATCTTCTCTTATCTCTCCGTATTCTAAATCAATATCAAATTTTTTTCTATCTTTTTTAATGGGTTTCATACCAGTTGTTTCCTATCTTGTATTCGCCATCTAAAGGACAACGAAGATTAAAATAATCTCCTGCTTTTATTATACTTTCTACAGCTATTCTACCAACAAAATCAGCTTGACTTTCTTTAACTTCTACTTGCCATTCATCATGTATGTTAGCAACAAATTTATAATCAATACCGTTCAGTCTTAATTTTTTATTTAAAATAACTAATCCTTTTTTCATAGCTATAGAGCCTGCTCCTTGTATCAAAGTATTAAGAGCAGAGTGTTCACTTCTTACAAAAAGTTTCCTTCCGTCTAAACCTTTTAAGTATCCTTTTTTCGTAGCTCGTTGTACTTGGTCTGTAAGAGTTGCAAATGCTGGTTGACTACCAAAAAAACGTTCTCGCAATTCGCCACCTCTTTTGGCATTTCCTCCAACCATTTTCCCAAGCTTTGCATTTCCTGCTCCGTAGCAGAGTGCATAGATGAATACTTTTGCCTCATCTCTAGATTTAAGTCCAGCAAGGTTTTGGTTATGTGTGTGAATATCTCCTTTTGTGATTTCATATGTGTACTCCTCATCGTTCATGTAATGTGCTAATAATCTTAATTCTAATTGGCTAGCATCTATACCAACTAATTTATACCCTTCCTCTACACACCAGAAACTCCTGCATTCTGTACCATATTCAGAAGTTATACTAGGAACTTGTGCCATGTTTGGATTGCGGTGTGTCATTCTTCCGGTTATAGTACCGTTAGGTATTACAAAACCATGAACTCTTTCATCGTCCTGTACAGCTTCTAACCAACTACTTATCTGTGCAATTCTTTTTTGTAGTAGTAAGTACTCAGCTATTAACTTTGCTTCTGGTATGTTGTTTATTCTAGAAAGAGTACCCTCGTCAACAATAGGCTGACCTGTTGGTGTAAACTTATCAGGCTTCCACCCAAACTCAATTAAATATTCTCCAATCTGCTTACGTGAACCTAAATTAAAATCAACTAATTTTCTACGTATAAAAGGTTTTTTATTACCTGTTTTAATAATGTCATCGTATTCTTCTTGAGTAAGTCCCTGTTTAGATAAGTCTCCATCTTTTTTTATTTTAGGTATTACTTCTTTTATGTCTACGAGTTTAGGCACAAAAACTTTCTGAACTTCCTTTTCTATCTCTTGTATCTTTTCTCTAAGAGTAGCTAAAAATATAGAAGCTTCAACAGAATTAAATTTAAATCCGTTTACTTCTTGTTGCTTCATTATTTTAAATACTTCATGTTCTATATCTAAACTCTCTGTAGCAAAAGCCTGTCCTTCTTTTAATAAATATCTATACAGAACTGTGTTTAGCTTCACATCATTTACACAATAGTTAAGCATCTCCTCAGAATAATGTTTAAATTCTTTGTAGTCTATCTTAGGAAACTTTAAACGATACCCCCACATTTCTAAACCATGACCACCATCCCTTACTGGATTGTAAAGACGTGACATTACTAAAGTATCTATTATTTTTTTTGTATTTAAATCTACACCTGTTAAGTCTTTTATAACAGGTATATCAAACCCTATAATATTATGACCTATTATAGTATCAGCAGATTGTAATAACTTTAATCCTTCATCGATGTTAGACGGGTCAAACTTATAAATTTTATCTGTATCAATATCTTGACAAACTATACACCATATCTTAGTAGCTTTTATATCGTCAGTTTCTATGTCAAACATTAATTTCATATTAAAAATCTACAGCTTCTTCAGTTTCTTCTTCTTCTATTTCATTAAGTCTACCTGTTTCTCTGTCGTAAAGCAACCTAGTCGCAGAACCTACATCTCCTGTGTATCTAGATTTAAGAACTCTAACTTTAGTAGTATTAGATTCGTTCTCACTATCTGCTTGTTGATTTCTTTCCAAGGCTATAACACAATCAGATAACTGAGCTATGCTTTGAGAGCCTCTTAGGTGTGAAAGGCTAACTTCTATACCGTTCTCATGTCCTTTGTTTCCGTCAACTCTACGTAAATGAGAAACCAATATCATACCTACTCCTGTTTCTTCCACAATACTTCTTAGTCTAGCCATGATATTATCAATAGCTCTTCTTTCGTCTCCTTCAGCAGAAGCAACTACAAGCATGTGTAGATGGTCCAGTACAATCCATTTACACTCACACCCAATAATCATAAACCTAATCTTAGAAAATATTTCGTCTATATCATTTGTTCCAAAGTGTGCATGTACCCATACCCTATTCTTATTCTCCCCGTCATATAATATATCAAAGAATTTATCTAACTCTTCTTCTGAATACTGCTCTCTGACATGGTCTATATATAATCTGTTATTAGCTTCTATAGATAGTATACCGTCAATAGTTCTTCTCCAATCCTCTTCTAAAGCTATTACCCCTACGTTATCTTCTGTTTCTTTTATTAACCAATGCTCTAATTCACGAGTCACACTAGACTTACCTAATCCTGTACCACCTGTTAAAGTTATAAGCTCTCCTCCTCTCATACCCACAAGCTTATCATTCAATCCTTCCCAAGGATAAGGTATACTATTTTTCTTTTCTCTTTTATGAAACTCACTTCTCTTATCAGAAACATTTATAACTCCTGCTGGGGTATATATCTTAGCATCCCAGAAAGCTTTGACAAACAAAGCATGTTTGTTATCTTTAAGCATGTCATTAGCATCTTTGTACCCATTAGGTAAAGTCATTATCTTAGCTTTACTAGGTGTAAATAACTGAGCTACTTTCTTTGATGCTTCTTTACCAGCTTTGTCATTGTCAAAACAAATTATAATATTTTCATACTGTTCTAAAAATTCTAAACTTTCTTTGACATCTTTTACAGCACCTTGAGAACCTCTCTTAATAGACACAACATCCCACTTAGAACCAAACAACTCATAGCCTGCCATTGCATCGCACTCTCCTTCTACTAATGTAATATACTTTCCGCCTTTAAATAACTGTTCGCCAAATAATCCAGTACCTTCGTATGTTCCTTGAAAACTAAAGTTCTTATCTTTTACATATCGAATTTTAGAAGCTGTCTTTTCGTTGTTGTTATAAAAGGGATAGATATGTTGAACAACTTCTCCCTCAGTATTGTATACAGCTTTAACTCCATATTTAGTAGCTGTATCTTTTGATATTTTTCTATCGTTTAAAGCACCATAAATAGCACCGTGTTTGTTATCCAAACTTGTATTTTGTTTTTCAACTAACTCCATAGAGCTGTCCTCCTTGTTATAATTTTTAATAAAATCACCGCAACTGAAACACTTAGACGAGCCATTTTCATTTACGGATAAAGCATCTGTACTCCCACAAGCATCGCAGGGTAAATGCATTTTGACAAAAGCCATATATTCTCCTTGACTAAAATGGATTGTTTAAGAGAAATACCAAGTGCAAGGAGGGACTTAAGAACTCCTAAACAATCCTAAATAAATTCTATTTTGAGTCGCCCTCTGACTCTTCAACAGTTTGTTCTTCTTGTTTTACCACAGCTTCTGTACATTCTGCTAGCAAAGATTCTAGTCTACTGCTATGTTCTTGAGAAGCAAAGTTTAAAGCTTCAACTAATACATTTAACGTGCCTATCTTACTAATACGTATCTTAGCCTCTGCTTTTTTACCCTCATCTGTAACTTTTGAAACATCATATGCTGTTTCTTTGTTGTCCTTGTTTGGGATAGTGATAATCATTTTTTCTCCTAACTTAAAAGTCTAAATCTTCGTCAACACTTGCACTAGAGTCTTGTCTTTCTACCAAGTCTAGTACTTTGACTCCGTCTAAAATGTAGTAATCATACGAACCCCATTTATTTTCATGGTGCCAGTAATGAAACATTATCTTAGCATGTGTTTGATTACCTATAGTAATCTCTCTACCGCTTTCATCATTAAACTCAAACGGTCCTCCTTCAGCATTCTTTATAATAACTGACTTGTTATCTGCCCCGTTTTTATTTTTAGTAAATCTTTTGAAGTAAATACTTTCCGGTATCTCTTTATCTTCCCAGCCTTTTGTTCTGACTCCCATCTTTTTAGCCATCTCTAAATCTTCTGGGTTGTCTGGTATTAAGAAAGTTTCCCAAACACCGTCAGGATTGAACTTAAAGTTCGGGTTATTAATAGAAGGATAGATTAACTTACCGTCTATTGTGTAGTATTTAATCTTACCTTCATCCGTTTTTTCTATTAGTTTAGACATATAAACTCCTATATTTATGTGTTAAGTTATTCATTATACGTACCTTATTTATTAATTGCAAGTAAAATATCATCAAAAGATACAAAACTTTCATCACATAGTTTTACGTAAAAGAACTCGTCTTTCCCCCACCTTACTTCATAGCTTACTTTATTCTCGTAAAGCTCTCTGTTGTTTTCTCTTATCCAGTTATCAAAATTTCTATACTGGTCCTTGTTTAGTTTTTTAAATTCAGTCTCCATTTTTCTCCTTATCATAAATAATTAAACCTGCTCCATAACAACATACTATCACAAATAAAATTACTATTCCTAATCCGTTCATTTATTATCTCCTTTAACGTAGCTGTGTGTATCTCTATCCCATACTAAATTTAACAAGCCACTTAGTTTCCACCTAATTGTATCTAAATTAGAAATATCAGACATATAAACATCTTTTATTTCTGAATAGTTATCTAGCATACTATCAATTTGATTGACATATCTACACCAATCATAGAGTTCTTCTGTTGTTAATTCAATAGTTGTTTTAGTTTTTAAATGTTTTACTTTCATTTTCCTTGCCCTCTATATTTTTTGTAGGAACTTTTTTTATTTTTGTTCATGGTTGAGAATCCTACATTACCTCTACCTTGACTTGTTCGCTTACCTCTGACACCAGTAGCAGGCGTATGAGATTTTTTAAATGCTTTAGATTTAATAGCCATTAAAATCTCCCAGCAAAAATATGAAACAATGCTTTTAACTTATCTTTACTTAAATGTTTTAAATGACGTGGCACGTCTTTATACATTATTTCTATATCTTCTTTATTATTATAAAATATATTCTCTGATATGAATTGTAGTATTTCATCCCTGTCATCATCAACATTTAAATTATATTGTTTTGATATATTATTTATATCGTTGTCTAATAAACCTTTATTGTCCTGTTCTAAAACTTCTTCATGTATTTGTTCTAAGGCTTCTTCGTTGTGTTGATTACTCATCTTCTACCTCGCTTTTGTTTTCTTCTTGTTTATGATTTGTTTTTGGTGTGGCTAAATCTGTCATTATTTCAATGAGCTGATTAGCGTATTCGGGTGTAGGGGATGTCTTATATACTTGATTAACTGCATCTAAATATTTATCTATCATCTTGGACCTCTTCTAAATGACGTATTAATAAGTCTAGCCCATAACAAATACCTTTCCACTCAGCCTGTTCGTGACTATCATTTACCCAGTCATTATCATTTTTAATATCTTCTGCAATATTTTTTACTCGTTCAATCGTTATCATCTGACACCTCATCTACTTTATTTTCATAAAAATATACCACAGCTACAGTTCCTTTTGTAGGACTATCGTGTATCGATAACTCCACATCATCAAACTCGTTGTCTAGCCTGTCGCATAGTTCGTCTATTGTTAATATATTATTAGTGTGCATACGCCTACTCCCAGCTGGGGATATGCCCACATATTTGATTATAAATGCGAAATGCTGGCACGCCTATGTCTCGTAGTAAATCGTCTACTGCTTCTCGTGCATCTTTTATATTGTTTGCATTCATCTGCGGGCTAAGTATGCCTGTTGCAAACGCTGGGTTATGGTCGTTGGTTATATCGTAATAACTAAAGTTCCAATCTTTATTTTGTCTACGCTTTAACAAAAACCCTTTGTATATAAACTCGTTACTGTTTAAAATAAAACGCTTAGAATTTTTACTACTAAAAGTTTTGTTGTATTCTCTTTCTCTTTTGTTCATAGTCCCTCCTAAAGAACTCATCTTAAATAAGGGGTACTTTAAAGTGATACCCAGCACTATTTACAAGGGAAGGTAATCGGTGCAGTTCTTATCCCATTTCATCTACAACCTATCTCTTGTCTACTCTTATTTAAAAGAGGTCAAGGATTTTACAGTAGCTCGAACACCTTGTAATCATCCATAGTAATACAAGTAATTATAACTTGTCAATACTTTTAACAAAAATAAATAAAATATTTATATTGACAACTAACCACACTCACATAGTACAATACTATATAGTTTCTTATTTAAGGGGTGGTAGTAAATAGTTATTATATAGTATACCTATAGTAGTACTATAGTAAACCCCCGCTTACTACCGCCTACCATGTTCGCATAGCACATAATAAACCGCCTACTTAGTTAGTCGCATAGAATTTACAGATTAAATAGGGTATTATTTATAGTGGTACCCTAATCCACCTCACGGAGGAACCCCGTTTTAATGATATATATACGCTATATTAGGTATTGATTTATCCCAGCAAGCATTACAATCTAGACACTTACCCCCTTGTTCTTTTGAAGGGCATTTAAAACCTATAGTTTTAGAACTTTTGTTTACTGTAGACGTATGCTTCCAGCCTTTGGGAGGTTTTCCGTCAATCATAGACGCACTTAGTCTGATTATAAGATTATTGGGAAGCTCTTCGCCTAGCTCAATATATTCTTTATTCAGCATTCCCGCTTCGTGAGTAGGTAGCCAGTGTTTAATTTCGGGTGTTAGCTTGCATACTTCTACTATTTTTGAAAGCATTCCAGCTTGTAAGTCTCCGCTATCGAACCACCTAAAAATATTCTTATCATTTTCTAAGGCTTGTATCCTAATTAATTTAACCATAGCAGGAACCCATGCAGGATTATCTATAGCATTTAATCTTCTAAGTTGGGCAGTCTTTACGTTTTTATATAAGTAAGTGCCTCGCCTAGCATAACATTTATTACAAACTGACCCTTCAACCTTCGCCAATTTGGAACCAGTCTTACATTCAAAAGCAGATATAGAAAAAGACGCACACCCTAATTTAGATGTGCGACTTAGTCCCCCGCCAGTAATATCAACGGCTGTAATTTTATCCACAATTAATAGCCGTATTTAGTTTTGTTATAATTTTTAGCTACTAATTTAATGCCCTTGCTACTTGCGTAATCTAAAAGACCCTCAATGATAGCTTCATTATATGAAAAACCAGCCATAGCATGATGTCCATGCTTGTATAACCCGTCAGCCATATTAATGATATGTTCTAACTGTTTCTTTTCGCTTAGCACGTTAGAATCATTATTGTATATATCCCAGTGAGACATATCATTTTTATTAATTTTTTTTTCCAATTTTTCCCTCCTTATTTGGTAATTAAAAAACTACTGTATATAAATACAAAGTAAAAATATACATTAACTGAAATAAGAGGACCTTATTGAGACAAACACCTTGTTATTCTCATTCATTTCTGTATATTAATAATTAAGCGATGCGACTGGTACCACCCCGCAAGGATGTGAGTATTCTGAAAATTAAGAGCCAGCTAACTTAAGCTTGAACGTCTGAGAAGGCGAACCCCACGGGATAACGTGGTTAAATAAAAACTAAAAAATTCTATTAACAAATTCATTATATGGAGGAACCAAAAAAATGAATAATATAATTAATATAAATGAACTAGCTAACCCTTATGGGGAGGCTGGTTTTGAGTGTACCGTTCAAGAAGCGGGATATTTAAATAACTTTGGGGCTTGGGTTAAATGCGAAGACTCAAAGTTTATAGTTAGAGATGATAACGGGCATCCTTTTAAGGCTGTAGGGAATGACTATCAATTAGTCAATCATACGCAAGCTTTTCAGACTGCGGAACGTATCATCGAACAATCTAATATCGATACTACGGATATGATAAAAGAATTTAAGACTAGCCATGATGGTGCTAGGGCTTTTGGCTTTTATAGATTCCCACAACATCGTGAAGAGGTGGCACTAAATGACACAATAGAACTTCAACTATTAGTAAGAAATTCTATTGATGGCTCAATGAGATTTGCTATCGAATATGGAGCCTTGAGACTGGCATGCTTAAACGGTATGACTGCCTTAGGTTCTATTGGTAAATTTAAAAGGAAGCATACTAAATATTTAAATATACATGATGCGGTTGAACCACTAACTAACGTTATTGAGTTATATGAGAATAGTATTGAGACGTGGAAAAAATTCACCACTACAAAAGTAACTGATACTGAAGCAATACTAGCTATTGCGGATGCTGTAGGAACTAGAGAAATTAATAAATTTATTAAGGATAATATTTCTAATAAGTTTAATGATGATGTTGAATATCTCTTATGGGATAAGCAACTATCTAGAGCCTATCAAGTAAAAGATGTTTGGACTGAATACAAAAAATATAGAACTGACTTAGGTTCTACACTTTGGGCAGTCTATAACGCTATGACTCATTGGGGTACTCATACCGATGCTTATAAGGAAAGTTCACAAAAGAACATTGCTAGCATTCAGAATGACCGTAGAACGGCTATTGCAAAAACTACTGACAACTTACTCTTGTCCATGGTGGCGTAGATGAGTACCAGTAAAGCAATTAGTGAGCCTTTAGAAATTAAAGGCTCTAATATCTTTGGTGCATATGATAGCGTTGAAGAGTTAGAGAAGTACTTTGATAACTACAACTCAAAAGAGAGGTTTTTACTCTCTTTAGGGCAAGCGTTAACAATAAATACTATTGTCAATATGATGACTAAATATTGTGACGGAAAAGCAACTGCGGAACCTATTCCGCCTTTGTTTAATTTTAAAAAAATAACTAATACCAGTAAGGAGGTATAAATATGGAAACTACAATCCATAACGTGGTGGCTATATCAGTAAGTGATACAGTCCATGAAAATGAAGATAGTAAGGACGGAGGTTTTTCAGTAAGAAAAATTAAAGTCACAACTATGGACAGAGAAGGCGTTAAATCTAGTTATACGTTAAGTGCTTTTAGCAAGGGAACTAGTCCCGCTAAGTTAAGTATTTAATAGAATATCTAAGGCTGCTAAACCCTATCAAGTTTTAATACGCTTGATAGGGTTTTTTTTTGTCTTAAATTTGTATAAATCCTATTTAAATTTGTATGAATCCTATTTAAATTTATTTAGCCTTTTTAAATTTAAGAATGCTTTACCGCTGGGATTTTACTGTCACGGTCCTATAGGATCCTCTAGAATTATTTTTTAGTCCTTTTTAGGTGTTTTTTCACTTGTTTTTAGAACCTATCTAGAAACTCATGCCAGCTGACATAAAAAACTTAATGCTTTCTCACATAGTTTATTCAGTCAGCTGATAAGCATGGCCAGATGACGTTGTTCAAATCCTATTTAACCCTATTAAGTTTTAATTACTATCAAGGCTCTATGTAAGCCTCTATATAGTGTTAAACAGTCAATCCCTATGCCTACGGGCTATATAAGGCGTTATTTAATCCTATCCAGCTAGAAAAGAGCCTTATAAGTGCTGGTGCGTGTATGCCCCTATAAAGTGCGGGCAGGACCCACCCCCCCGTACCCCCCTATATATGCACAATCTCATACATTTTGAACTAAAAAAGAGTGTTAAGCAGGTTCTCCCGACTATATAAACCCTGTTATACCAGTACTTTAGAGGGGATTGTTATGTTTTAGGAGGGGACTATATAGGGAGCCTATATATATACTAAACCGGGGGGACCGTATACACTTATTATAGGTATGTATTTAAGGTTTGTCAATAGTTATTTAGAAATAAATGTACATATTTAGCTTGACAAAGTTTATTATTAACACTATAATAATATAATATGAGCTACTTACCAGTCGAAAGTAAAAAAACTAAAAAACTAACTGAAAAACAACAATCGTTTTTAGATAATATTATTACGACTAATGGAAATTTATCAAGGGCAGCAGAACTTGCAGGTTATTCAGAAGGCAATTATCATCAGGTATTAAAAAGTCTTAAACATGAAGTGATTGAATTAGCCTCAGATGTTCTTGCACGTTCCGCCCCTTCCGCAGCTTTTAAGTTAATAGAGGTTCTAGACTCTAATAGACCAGTTCCTCAAGCAAATATGAAACTAAAAGCAGCCGAAACTATATTAGATAGGGTCGGATTAGGAAAACAAGATAAACTAGAAGTAGCACATAATGTCAGCGGAGGTATTTTTATATTGCCAGAAAAGCATACAATTAATATCGAAGCAGAGGATGCAGAATATGAAGATATGGATAACTGAATACATAGATGATATTCCGGGCATTCTTATAGGACCATACATAAAAGCTGATACAATGATACAAGCAGCTAGAATAGCAATAGAACATGGGTTGTTTGTTATTGGAGAAATACAAGAACTTAAACACGAAGACTTAAAACGAGATAGGGTAATACACTAATGGCAAAAGACTCAAGATTAGAAAGAGC